TGGGCATGAACCGAAACGCTCGCGGCGACAACGGCCTTGCCCGGGGTGCCTATCAGCTACACGCGTCAGCCTGGAGCGATGCCAACCTGCTGCTTAAGATGGAGGGCCACTATTCCTATTCTTTCGGCCAGTGGCGCGACGCTACGGCCCAAGACATGACGGCCCTTGCTTACCTCCGCGTCATCCGATCGCGCTTGGCATCCCTTGGAATCCCTACCCCTACCCCTGAAGTCATCGCCCTATGCTGGAACCGTGGCGTACTCGGCGCCTACCGGCTAAACTTCGCCCCGAACGATTACGCAATCCGCGTCGGCAATCTTTATAGACTTGTAAGATGATTTACCTTTGGCAATCTGCTTTGCTTATGGCGCTCATCATCGGCATCGACCCTGGCGTGAATGGCGGCATCTGTTGGTTTGATGGCAAGACCACTTACTGCGAAAAAATGCCAGCCACTGAATCAGACGTATGTCAGTTACTTAAAAGCTTTGGACGCATGGATCAGGACGTCGAGATGTACCTTGAGGAACCTCCGTTGTTTGCCGGCCGCTCAATCCCTGGCTCAGCCATCGGTAAGCTCATGTGGAATTGCGGAGTAATTTACGGCGCCGCATATGTTCTTGGTTTCAAGCTTCACCGCGTCCGCCCGGCTATTTGGATGAAGGCCCATAGCGTTGGCACGAAAGGCGAACGCACGACCACCGAATGGAAGAACGTCCTTAAGGCTCGCGCTCAAGAGTTGCACCCATCCATGTCAGTCACTTTATCTAACGCAGATGCCTTGCTCATCCTTGACGCCGGCAAACGCAAAGCCATTAACTAATTTACACCACCCTCACCTAAACTAATGACCAAACCACCTACCACCATCCCCTCTCCTGACGCGTTAAACGTTATCCCTGGCACGATGTATGTTATCCTGCCCGGTAACCGCGTTGCCCGACTGATGACCCCTACGCTCAAAGGCGATAAGCGTTACTACAATTTATTCCTCGGCAAAGAAAAGGAATATACCCGCATCGACGCGGAGTCCCTTGATACCTTGCTGATCGCAAGCCCTAAGAAATAATCTCCCACCAAACAAACCCATGCCACCAACTGAACCATTACCCGAGCTAAAACTCTCGACCCAAGCCGAAGTCGCAAGTGCGCTCGGGCTTCATCGAGATACAATCAGCAAACTGACAACTGCCGGAGTCATTCCCTGCATCCGTATAGGATTGCCCGGTAAGACGCGCACCGTCCGTTACTCAATGCAGGCCGTCATCGAGGCCTTAGCAATCGCAACCCCTAAGAAATAATCTCCCACCAAACAAACCCATGCCACCCAAGCCAGAAACCCAAACCGCTACCGCTGATTTCGTTACCGCACTTGCGGCCCTCTCGAATGTCGGCGCTAACAAAATCAACGGTGCCTTTAAAGCCCGGTACGTCACGCTCGACGTGCTACTGGATAGCGTCAAGGCCACGCTGTCCGAGTATAACCTGGCTCTCCGGCAGGTGCTAATCTCCGAGGACGGAAAGATTGGCGTGCAAACCACCTTCCTGCACATCGACGGAACGGTCTTTGACGCGGGGCGGTTGCTCGTTAAATCGGACACCCTGACCGCTCAGCAAGTCGGCTCGGCGTTAACCTACATTCGCCGGCAATCAATTCAGACGGCTTGCGGCATATCGACCGACCTCGACGACGACGGCGCCTCCGCATCGTCTTACAAGGCAAGCCAAGCCCCTTCTCAGGCCACCCCTAAGTCTAACGCCCCTTGGTATTCCTTCCTGACGGCGATGGAAGCCGAGCGCGCTCATCAGTATTGCGTCACCAAGGGATGGCTGTCCGAAAAGTCTATCGACCTCATCGAGCTGCCGGCTGACAAGGTTGACATGATCCTGAGCAATAAGCCTTCCTTCATCAAAGCCATCAGCAAATAATATGAGCGACCCAATTCAAGACGCCTTCAACTCCCTGCATCAAGGGAACCTCCTCGCGGCTAAGGATGCCCGCATCAAGCAGCTGGAGCAATACCTCGAAGGTATGCGCGAGGCCGGTGACGCCATCTGGTACTGTGTCCGCCACGCTAAGCGCGTTGACCCTTCCGAATTACAAGAGGCCATTGAAGACTGGCAAGAGGCCCGGAACAATGCCTGAAATTCCTAAAGGCATCATAGCCAAGGCAGCCCCTCTTGGAGTATCTTACGCTTTGCTTATCCTCCTTGATCGTACCCCCTACATCGAGCTGACCGCCGACAAGCAAGCCGACTTCTTAGTGTCCTTGTCCGCTTGGAAGAAAACCACGCTGGCATCGCTTAGGCGCTCCGATGTGCGTTTCTTCATCCGCTCACCCGGTGACATCAAAGAGCTAACTTTCTAACCCATCAACATGACTAACCGCGATCACCTCCGTCACCTGCTGACTAACATAACCTCCGAGTTAGCCGTCCTTGATAAGATGGCCAACTCCATCCCTGCCGAGCGTGACGTTAAGACCTTTGAGTCGTCGGTGTTTGCGGCCATCCTTGAGTTGGAAGAAGTCGACCCGGACAGCCTTGAGGAAAGCAACCAGGTTAAACCCCTGCATGACCGCATCCATGCTATCGTGCTTCAACTCCGCATCCAACGGAACACCCTTGAACGTCTTGAGCGTTCGGCCGAGATGGCGCTTGATGATGTCCGCAAACTGTCCCAGGCTGTCGAAGAACCTTACTCCGACGAAGATTTATAAACCATTTCCCTAACCCAATAACATACATACCTAATACCATGCCCATGCTCATCGAACACCGCGTCGTCTACGACGGCATCCAAGCGCTTAACTATTCCGGCTCCAAAGAGCTGCTGAAGTCACCGCTCCACTATCAGGCTTACTTGACCAAGACCCGCGAGGATACCAAAGCCCTCCGCATGGGTTCTTACGTTCACCGCCTCGTCTTGGAACCTACCGCGGAGGCCACGACGCCTCGCTTTGTTAAGGCCCCCGAATGTGATCGTCGGACTAAGGACGGTAAAGCCACCTTCGAAGCGTTTACCGCCAGCATCATTGCCGGGCAAACCATCATGACGGAGGATGAATGGAATGAGGGCATCCTTATTGCCAACTCCGCTAAGTTAGCGCTTAAGGCCAAGAACATCGTGCTTGGTAAGACTGAAGTCATGTTCATGACCTACTTGGGTGAAGTCCAAGTTAAGTGTGCCATCGACGGCTTGGGCGAAGATGATTACCTCTACGACCTTAAGACCACTGAGGACGCATCGCCCCAAGGTTTCCTTAAGTCAGTCCGTAATTATAAATACAACCTCCAGGCTTACTTCTACCGGCAAGCCTTTGAGGCCGCGTTTAAAATCCGATGCAAGGGCTTCCGTTTTCTCGTAGTCGAAAAGGCCCCGCCTTACGCCACGGCAATTTATGAGCTTGGCCCTGAGCTGATGACCAACGCTTGCTTTGATTTCGAGGCCGCTCTGAAAGCATACAAGACTTGCACCGACCTGGGCGAGTGGCCCGGCTACTCTGAGGAGATCCAAACTATCGACCTTGCGGCTAAGGCCACGACCATCCCTCCAATTCAATTTGCTTAATCTCCCACGACCATGAATACACCAAATCTGCCAGACGACAAAATCACCAACGACACCATTCTTTGCATGATGTCACCCGCTTACGCTGTAGCGCTATGCGGTAAACTAGTACCTTGCGAAATTGAGTTAAGTCCTACCAAGAGCGTTCTCTTGGCGGTCTTAGACTGGTATGTTAAGAACTACCGTCACGCCGGCGACTGGTTCATTAAAGACATGAGAACCCCAACTAGTTCAGAAATCACTAAAGGCATGAATCCCGAAACTAAGGCACACGCTCAATCTATAATTGCATTTAAGGACAGCCATAAATGCATTGAACGACTCATGGTTAACGCCCGCACTATCACCTTTGCTTAATACACGCATATGAAAATAAATCAGTTCCTAAGCCTTCCTCCTGAGACCCTAACGAGGACTCTGACTAACATCGGCGACAACCTTGGGTTTATCGCCTTGGCCTCGCCCGGTGTGATGAAGGGCTTTCAGTCCAAGCGCATCACGACTACCTCTTTCGATGAAATAATCTTTGAGAATGACCAGTGGGTTGTCCGTGGTGATTGTACCATTGATGAGAAAATTAATGGAGCAGTCACGCCGAGATCATACCAGGCTGATGGAGATGACATCCTTGATGGATGCCAAACAAACGGCAAGCTGCACGAGACTTGGCCCTACCACGTTTGCCTAAAGGACTTCGTGGACAAGCAAGCCTTCTGCGATGCCTACGCTGTCGCCTATTATCACAAGAACATGAGCAAGGCCCGCGCTCTTGACGCATAATTTCTCACTAACATGAACCCACAAGACCCCAACGCTCGTCCCCCGCTTAAGAACATCGAAAAGTCAGGCACCTACGTGCTGAAACTTTGCAAACCCAAGGACGATAAAATCTATGATCGTTTCAAGTTAAACAAGTCAGGCTTTGCATCCTGCTCCCTGTTCTTCATGGACGGCGACGGCAACTGCGTCACGAACCGCTACTCGGCTCAGTGGGGCAAGTCCCTAGCTGTCGTCATCGGCAAGTTCTCCGGCAAGTATTGCCAAACCCCCAGTGAGCAGATGTCAGTTGAGCAGCTCATTAAATTCTGCGAGCCGGCCTTCGGCAAGATTGCCACCGTCGAAATGGAAGTAACTCCTAACGGTGATTTCAACGGTAAGCCTCAATTCAAATACAAGTTCACTAAGATAACCGCTCGCGACTCTATGCTCTACGGCGCGCTTAAAGACCCATCGACCACCGACGACGACGCCACCAAGCCAACCGCCGCCGCCGATGAGTCCTGCCCCTTCTGATCCCGAGGAAGGCCAACGCCCGACGCTTATCCTGATAGCAGGGTATGCTCGGGCAGGTAAGGATACCCTTGCATCGGGAATCCTTGAATGGTGCAAGCGCGGCGCCGCCCAGGTTAACTTTGCCGACCCGCTCAAGGAGGCAGGTAACGCGTACCTTGAGTACCTGCACCTGCCCGGTGATTTCTTTAACGAGCAATTCAAAGTTGAGAACCGCGACTTCTTAATCGCCGCCGGCCGTCTCGCCCGCTCCATCGATAAGGATGTCTTTGCTAAGAACCTGGTTAACTATTTGCCCTTCATCGGCCCCGATGAGAACGGTGACGAGCATGACATCGTTGTATGTTCCGACTGGCGCTACACGAATGAATGGATCGTAGCGGCCGACACACTCCTTGAACATAACTGGCTGTTAAGGACTATCTACGTTGAGACGGCCGGCGTTGGCCCGGCTAACGACGAGGAAGCATACAGCATCTTAGACTTACGGATGAACGTGACGTTTGACCAAGAGTTCTATTTCAAACCCAATGCTCGGCAAGAAATCATGGCTGAAGGCCGGAGACTCGCCCAGACATGGCAATTATAAACCTAAACAAGAAGGCTCAACCTCTTACCGCTGAGCAATATGCATGGGCCGCGAGCGTCGGCGTATCCCGCAAGCGCGCTGATTGGTTAGCGTCCTGCCCGATGCTTACTAACTGCGGCACGCACATGAAGTACGTTAAAGAGCTGAGTACCAAACCAGATCGTAACCTGGTCTATGGTAAGTCCATTATCTATTTCCGCTACCAACCCCGCAACCAAAAGGCCATCAACATACGCTTGGACAAAGACCCTAAGGTTGCCCGAGAGATGCGTGACGTGCTCGAAAAGATATACGTCCCTGCCCGGATGCCTAAACCTCCGACAACCGATTTACCTAAGCCACCAACCCCATGACCCAACCTATTCGCTTTGTTGCCGCTGGAGATAACCACGGTGACATGGCTGACCCGGAGGCCCTCGATGCCCTACGCGAGTTCTGCGACGACTATAAGCCGACGGTACGCGTGCACCTTGGGGACTGCTTTGACTTCCGCTCGCTTCGTCGCGGCGTCGGTACGGATGCCGAGAGCGCTGAAAGCCTGAAGGCCGATATCGATGACGGTATCGAGTT